CTGCCGATTCCAACCTGTCACAATAAATCAGATCTCCTTTACGCACAAAGGGCACATCCGGGAGGCTTAGGGAAATCTCCTCATTCGGTTTCCCCTCTTCATTTAATATCTCTTGTGCTGCTTGTTTGGCTGCATCTATCGTCTCATCGCTATCCCGCTGGTACGTTTTCTGTAGGATTCCAAAACCTGTCTGTCCATCCACAACCGCTTCCACCGGAGCGCTCCCATTTTTCTTTGACCGCCCCAACACTTTGACCCTGGTAACCAGTTCTGTAATGCTCTGCTTGTGAACCATCTGAACTGTATTGCCCATATTAAAGGCATATACCGTTTCATTACAGCCCACCTTCTTGACCTCGATCCCGCCTTGGGATGCCCGCAGCATATACTCTCCGGCCCCCTTCTTTCTAGCGTCATCCAACAGTTCCAGAAACATCTTGGCTGGTGACTTTCCCTTAAAATCCATTTTTCCGTGCGCCACATTGGGCCCTTGGTACTGGGAGATGGCGATCCCCCAATCTGCCGCAATCTCCTCCACGATGGCCTGGGTCATGCGACCAGACGTAATATGCCGGTTGTCCTGTGATTTATCAAGCTGGTTCAGCGTGTCATATGCCACACAGTCTGTATCCCGGGAGGCCAGAGAATAGCTATTCTGCCAGCTTTTGACCGTCCCTCTAAATACCTCTGACTCTGTACCTCCAATATTAGCCAACAGAAAAACCATACGGCCGTTTTTACATAACGTTTCCGTATGTTCCTGCGTATCCGCCAATTTAAATGTAACGCGGGCTGCAAGTTCATTTTCATTCTCTTCCCACCCTAGATCCTGTATGACATCCTTCATGTCATACTGCGTCCCAGCCTCATCCAGCAGGACCAGACGGTAAGCAAGTCTGCTTATATCAATCATTTCCGTCCCCCTTTTTACGGTATTGTCAATGTGGTGCCAGGATAGATCCAATGCCCATGATCCGAAGATGGTTTCCCCCGCCCTTTCGCTGTTTTTTCGATCACTGTCGCATTCGCATTATATATCTTCTGCCATCCTGCACCAGACCCTCCATAAAAAGCCCTAGCGATCTTCCACAAGCTGTCCCCTTTTTTGACCACATACGCCTGTCCGCTCCCCTGGGATGTATCATCCGGCCTTGTCTCTACCGTTTTTGCCAAGGGCTGTATGTTGAGTTCTGATGTTGTATAGATTTTCAATGACTGAGCTTCCTGAAGTTCAATGTTATACTGGATATCCCCAAAAGCCCCGGCTGCCGTATAAGACAATGCGGCAATCGTCACATCCAAGTTAATCGGTGCTTCTTCCACAATGAGATTCAGGGTATCCCCTGTTTTTAAGGATCTTTCAAGAAAAGCGATACATTCACCTGGCTCTATCCAGCGCTCAACCACGGCTGTACGGCGCCGCTTCCTTCCAAAAAATGTGCCTGACCATTTTACCTTTTTAATATCAGTGCCATTGGGGATCGCCGTTTTCCCCTGCAGCAGGCTGTAGTTCTGATAATTAGCTCCTGTACTGACCTGGATCTGTTCTGGCATGGATGGAAAGTAAAAATCCCGCAGATAGATCATGCTACACCTCCTCCCTGCATATTCTCCCTGGCTCTTCCTATCCGTATAGCCAGTTCCTCCAGTAGCCTATCCCCTATGCTTTCCCACTTTTCCTGAAATTGTTCAAGGACAGCCTGTGAATCTGTACCACCCTGGATCTGGATGGGGGCGGACACTTGTACAGTAACCGTTTCACCGCTATTTCTGCCAGATACAGGAGTTTGTACTACTGGACTTCCACTGGTATTGTAAATACCGCCATCTGCATGGTACCCAATCCCCAGGTACTTTCCAGCCTTTTCATATAGTTCCATGCCACGGCTACGGTACTTTCCAGACAGCGGTATAACTGCTTCTGGGCCATCCTCACCGATCCACG